AGAGGGGGAACTAGATGCCCTCTCTCTTAGCCAAGCACTAGACCACAAGTGGCCTGTGGTTTCACTGCCCTCTGGCTGTACGTCAGCCAAGAAAGCAGTAGGCAAGGCCATCGAATGGTTGTCTAACTACGAGTACGTTGTGCTTATGTTCGACAACGATGAGGCAGGACAACGAGCAGCCAAAGAGTGTGCGTCTGTATTGCCACCCAACAAGTGCAGGATAGCTACCCTACCACTGAAGGATGCCAACGAGATGTTGGTAGCTGGACGTGTGAAGGAACTGCTTAACTGTATGTGGGAAGCCAAGACCTTTAGACCAGATGGTATCGTAGCAGGTACAGATGTATGGGACATTGTAATACACAATGACGACAAAGCATCAGTAGGCTATCCCTATGCTGGACTACAGGAGAAGACTGGTGGCTGTCGTAAGGGTGAGATTGTCACACTTACAGCAGGGTCAGGCATTGGTAAGTCACAATTGGCGAGGGAGTTTGCCCATAACTTTATCAAACATGGGGAGACTATTGGATACATAGCACTAGAGGAGAACATCAAGCGTACTGCTCTAGGTCTGATGTCTATTGAACTCAACCAGCCCTTACACCTACACAGCAATGACCTACCTGAAGAGGAGATGCGTAATGCTTTTGATGCTACAGTTGGTTCTGGCAGGGTTTACCTGTATGACCATTGGGGCAGCACTGATAGCGATAATCTTCTATCCAAGATACGCTATCTTGTACGTGGTTGCGGCTGCGAGTATATTATCCTTGACCATATTAGTATCGTTGTATCTGGTATGGAAGGTGGGGATGAGCGTAGAATTATTGACAACACTATGACCAAGCTTCGTGCTTTGGTTGAAGAGTTGAACTGTGGTATGATACTCATCTCTCACCTCAAGCGTCCGTCTGGTGACAGAGGACATGAGGATGGCGCACAGACTAGCATGTCACAACTACGTGGTAGTGCTGCTATTGGTCAGCTTAGTGACATCGTGATAGGATTAGAAAGGAACCAGCAAGACAAGGATAACCCACACATTAGTCAGGTCAGGGTGTTGAAGAACAGATGGTCAGGCGAAACTGGATTATGTTGTTCACTAGAATACATGTCAGATACAGGACGTATGACTGAGACATACTTCTCTGACGAAGAGGACGACATAGAATTTTAGCTAGTGCGGAGACACAGCATGGAATACATATGGGACTTAGAATCAGACAACCTATTAGAAGAGGTGACACAGATATGGTGTCATGTCTTTAGGGATGTACACACAGATGAGGTACACACCTTTGACCCAACACAAACACAAGAAGCCTTGGAGTTCATGGACAACGCCAAGACTTTGATAGGTCACAACGTAATTGATTATGACTTACGTGTTGTTGAGAAGCTGCATGGTTACACCTTCAAGGGTAACATTGTAGATACGTTGGTATACTCTAGAACAATCTGGCCTGATGTCAAAGAGATTGACTTCAAGCTACATGCTAAAGGTTTACTACCACAGAAACTAATTGGTAGCCATAGCCTCAAGGCATGGGGATATAGACTAGGAGAATTAAAAGGTGACTTCAATAATGGTAGCGAAAGCTTTGCAGCATACACCCCTGAGATGCTCGACTACTGCATCCAAGACACAACAGTCACAGGCAAACTGCATCGTAAAATTACTGAAAAAAATTTTAGTCAACAGGCACTAGACCTTGAGGCTGAGATACACACACTGCTGATACAACAGCAGGAACATGGGTTTGACTTTGATGTTAAAGCTGCTCAAGAATTGTATAGCACACTAGCCCAACGCAGAGCAGACATCGAAGCAGAGTTGGTTGCAACCTTTGAGCCTACGATAGTAGAGTTAAAGACTAAGACCAAGACTATCCCATTCAACCCTGCATCACGTCAGCAGATTGGTGACAGACTAATGAGCAGGGGTTGGAAGCCCAAGGTATTTACTGACACTGGTATACCTAAGGTGGATGAGACTGTGCTGTCGGGTATCGACATGCCAGAGGCTAAGTTACTTAGTGAGTACTTATTACTTAACAAACGTATCGGTCAGATAGCTACAGGCAAACAGGCTTGGCTGAAGATGGAGAAGGGTGGTAAGTTACATGGTAGAGTTAATCACATGGGGGCTGTCACGTCTAGGTGTACACACAGCAACCCCAACATGGCTCAAGTTCCTAGTGTTGGTGCGCCTTATGGTGAGGAGTGTAGAGCCTTATTCAAAGCACCTGCTGGCTACAGTCTCTTGGGGGCTGATGCTTCTGGCCTTGAGTTGCGGTGCCTTGGTCATTATATGGCAGCTTATGACGATGGTGCCTATGCTACCACAGTAGTTAGTGGTGACATACACACACAGAATCAGGAAGCTGCTGGTCTACCCACACGTGCCAACGCAAAGACATTCATCTATGGATTCTTGTATGGTTCAGGTGATGAGAAGACTGGTAAGATAATAGGCAAGGGTGCGAAGGAAGGCAAAGCAATCAAGAAGAAGTTCTTGTCTAAGCTACCTGCCCTCAAGTATCTAAAGGATGCAGTGTCCAAAGCTGCTGATGAGCGTGGCTGGATTAAGGGATTGGATGGACGTATCATTCCAATCAGGCATAGCCATGCTGCACTCAACACTTTACTACAAAGTGCTGGTGCTATAATCTGTAAGACATGGTACGTGTTTATTGCACGTGCTATCAAGGAAGCAAACTTGGACGCACAGATTGTAGCGTTCATTCACGATGAAGTACAACTAGCAGTAAAGAAGGGACAAGAGGATGCAACAGGCAAACTTATTCAACAGTGTATGCGAGATGTCGAACAACACTTCAGGTTCAGATGTCAACTCGACAGTGAGTACAAGTATGGAAGCAACTGGTCTGACACCCACTAAACCTAACCGTAAGAAGTTTGACTTAGACTTAGAGTATGGCAAGGTCAGAGAAAAAATGGTAGCTGACATGCTGCAAGATAAAAAGATTGAGGTTAAGTCTGAGCGTGGTATGTGGATGAAGACAGGTAACATAGCTATTGAATTTGAAAGCTATGGTAAGCCTAGTGGTATTGCTGCTACTGAGGCAGATTACTGGTTTCATAACTTGTGTGTAGAAGATGAGGTCTTTGCAACACTAGTATTCAAAACGGATAATCTAAAGAAGATTATTGAACAGCTTGATTATGTTAAGACAGTGAAGGGTGGAGATAATTGGGCATCAAAGATGTACCTTCTTAATCTACAGAAACTATTCTCTAGTGATGTATTCAAGGCGTTCAAAAATGGACTTTAATTTTGTATGGAAGCTAATACTAACCTGTTCATTCCTGAGTGTAAGCATATGTCTAAGTGTCAAGTGGATTGTGGAAGCTTACCTAGATTACATACAGGTGCAAACAGGACTACGAATACTACGCAAGGCTGAGAAAGAAGAGGATATAAACGATGACCCTACTGCTTATTGATGGTGACATCATAGCATACAAAGCGGCAGCATCAGCAGAGACATCCATTGATTGGGGTGATGGTCTGTGGACACTGCATAGTTTTGAATCTGACGTAGCGATACGTATCAAAGACCAGATACAAAAGCTGGTTGATGAAGCACCTGTACAAGATTGCATCGTGGCTTTGTCAGATAAAGAAAACTTTCGTAAAGAGTTAGCCCCATACTACAAGGCTAACAGGAAGAACACTCGTAAACCTATGCTGCTCACATGGGCTAGAGAGTTTATGATGAGCGAGTACAATACAGTTATATATAGGAGACTAGAAGCTGATGATGTTCTTGGAATATTGGGTACATCAAACCCTGACACTATTATCTGGTCTGAAGACAAAGACCTACTCACTATACCAGCAAGGCACTGGATTAACGGCGAAGTGGTTACAATCTCTGAAGCAGAGGCTAACTACAATTTCGCTTACCAAACTCTGGTTGGGGATAGTACAGATAACTATAGCGGCTGTCCAACTGTTGGCCCCAAGACTGCTAATAAACTTTTATCATCTGGTTGTGGCTGGGATACAGTGGTCACTGCGTTTAAGAGTAAAGGTCTATCTGAAGAAGTAGCCCTAGAGAACGCACGACTAGCACGTATCCTACGCAACGGTGAGTACGATACAGATACAGGAGAAGTAAAGCTATGGAAACCAGCTTCGGTATCCCAATAAGACATGAGGCTTACATGAAAGACTTAGCTAACACAGAACAGCCACGTATTAATGACATGGTTAACAGTCCAGAACATTACACCACAGGTAAGATTGAGACTTGGGATTACATTGTAGATGTGATTGGTGAGTATGAATCTATATCAGTGGCACATGCACAGGTACTAAAGTATCTAGGCTCACGCCTGTGGAACAAGGATAATCCTATTCAGGATGCTGAAAAAGCCAGATGGTATCTAGATAAGATGATAGAACTAATGAAGAAAACAGATGGAGTGAACTGGTAATGATGAACTTCTATGAGTACCAGATAGGTGCGTTAAAGACAGCCGTGTACCCTAAGAAGTATGCTATCTCATACCCTGCCTTGGGTCTAGCTGAAGAGGCAGGTGAGGTATGTGGCAAGATTGCCAAGATGATGCGAGATGACATTCCACTACAAGACCAGAAGCAAGCTATTGCAGTAGAGATGGGTGACGTACTATGGATGTTGGCTGCACTAGCACATGATTGTGGTCTATCACTACAGACTATTGCAGAGATGAACATAGAAAAACTAAAGAAGCGACAAGAAGCTGGAACACTACACGGAGAGGGTGACGATAGATGAGTAGCAACTACTTACCAACAGACTACCAAACATTTATTGCTACTAGTAGGTACGCACGATGGTTAGAGGATGAGAACAGGCGAGAGACTTGGCCTGAGACAGTACAACGATACATCAATTACATTGCTACCACTGGCCTACCTACTAAAGACCTAAAAGAAATTGAGGAAGCTATCCTCAACCTTGAAGTTATGCCCAGCATGAGAGCCTTGATGACAGCAGGGGTAGCAGCAGACCGTGACAACACCTGCATCTACAACTGTAGCTACCTGCCAGTAGACCACATCCGTGCCTTTGATGAGGCTATGTTTATTCTACTGTGTGGTACTGGTGTTGGCTTTAGTGTAGAACGTCAGTCTATTGCCAAGCTTCCTGATGTACCTGATGCACTAGAAATAAGTGATGACATCATTGCAGTCAAGGACAGCAAGGAAGGCTGGGCTAGGGCATTGCATAAGCTGCTATCACACCTGTACTCAGGTGACATTCCTAAGTGGGACTTGTCTAAGATTAGGCCAGCAGGTGCTAGGCTCAAGACTTTTGGTGGTAGGGCTAGTGGCCCTGAACCACTGAATGACTTGTTTAACTTTGTGGTAGATAAGTTTAAGGCAGCAGCAGGACGTAAGCTGACCAGCATTGAGTGTCACGACATTATGTGTAAGATTGGTGAGGTTGTGGTAGTGGGTGGTGTTCGCCGTTCAGCTATGATTAGCCTGTCTAACCTTAGTGACGGACGTATGGCACACGCTAAGTCAGGTCAATGGTGGGAGAACGAGGGTCAACGTGCGTTGGCTAATAACTCTGTAGCCTACACAGATAAGCCTGATATGGAAGGGTTCATGCGTGAGTGGTTGTCTCTTGTAGAATCTAAGTCTGGTGAACGTGGTATCTTCTCACGTGTAGCAGCAGACAAGCACGTTAAGATGAATGGACGTAGAGAGACAGGACATGAGTGGGGAACTAACCCTTGTTCTGAGATTATCCTTCGCCCTTATCAATTCTGTAATCTAACAGAGGTGGTTGTTAGGCACGGTGATGACCTAGAAAGCCTACGCCGTAAGGTACGACTAGCTACTATCCTTGGTACAGCACAGTCTACCTTTACTAAGATGCCTTACTTACGTAAGATATGGCAGAAGAATACAGAAGAAGAGCGTCTGCTTGGTGTGTCACTAACAGGTATCATGGATAACTACTTACTATCTAAGACTACCGACAGTTCAATATGGTTGAAAAAATTAAAAGAACATGCCGTTGATGTCAACCGTATCTATGCTGACAAACTAGGTGTACCTACTTCTGCTGCTATTACTTGTGTCAAACCATCAGGTACTGTATCACAGTTAACGGATACAGCCTCAGGTATTCATGCACGACACAGCGAGTACTACATCCGCACTGTACGTGGCGATAACAAAGACCCACTAACACAGTTTATGAAGGACAGTGGTATCCCTGCTGAACCGTGTGTAATGAAGCCTGATTCTACTACAGTGTTTAGCTTTCCTACTAAGTCACCATCTGGTGCTGTTACTCGTAACGATATGACTGCACTACAACAGCTAGAACTGTGGAAGAACTATGCACTCAACTGGTGTGAACACAAACCATCAGTAACTATTACAGTTAAGGATGCAGAGTGGATGGCAGTAGGTGCATGGGTCTACGAGAACTTTGACATATGTTCAGGTATATCGTTCTTACCACACAGTGACCACACGTATGCTCAAGCTCCCTATCAAGAGATTGACAAGGAACAGTACGAGGAATTTAAAAAGCAGATGCCTGAAGCTATTGACTGGACTGCTTTATCCCTGTATGAAAAGGAAGATACTACTTCTGGTAGCCAAACATTAGCCTGTACAGCAGGTGCATGTGAGTTGGTAGACATCTAAAGTTACAACATTAGCGAAAGTTTGTTTTCCATGAAAGTATTAGGCAACGATTTTAACATCACAGATGGATTACTTAACCACCTTAGAGAGTTGTATCCTAACAAACTGCCGCTTGGACACGTTACCCCTGAGGAACTAAGCTTTCTTCAGGGGCAACAATCAGTCATCGACAAGTTAATAGAATTACAACACACAGATTTTGAGGAATGATACCATGGGTGGAATTTTTAGTGGGCCAAAACCCCCACCAGTTATGCCAACACCTGCACGTCCTGTGACAGCAGTAACCAAGACACCAGACATTGAGTTAAATGAAACAGATTTGGAATCAGAGCAGCTTACCAAGAAGAAGAAGGGTAAGAAAGCACTGAAGACACCACTCACCGACACTGCTACACAGACAGGTAGCACTGGTGCTGGTCTACAGATTCCTAAAGCTAATACAGGGGGTATGTAATGGGCGGCGCAATTAGAAAAGTTACAGGCGGCAGTAAACCTAAAACATATAAAGCATCTGAACCTGCTGATGTGACTACTACAGCCGCAGCCAAAGGTACAGAAGATACAGAAGTTTCAGAAATCGAAACTGATTCAGGTATGATGCAGAAGAAAAAGAAGGGCAAGAAAGCCCTGACACTCAGCCCTGCTGCTGCTAACGTAGGCGGTGGGGGTTCTAGTGGCCTTAACATTCCAACTTCGTAAGGAATAACTAATGGAACAAGAAGTAGGAACAGTAGCTAAACGCTACAGTCAATTAGAAAGTGAGCGTGATACGTTCCTAGAACGTGGACGTGAAGCAGCAAGGCT